CCCCGTATGATGGTCAACAACTAAATCATTCGGAAAAGCTAGGGCTTCGGTCGTTGTGTTTCCGTCTACGTCATAGTATAAAGTTGTGTCTGGATCATAATAACCTCCACTTGTTCCAGTGAATAAAAAGTCATGACCGAAAACATTATCCTGTGTTAATCGCCAGTTTTTGTCTACTCTCGGCAACATTGGCTCGCCAAATTGCGGCGGGTCGTATGGGTCAACAATAGATTTTTTTGCAACCCTATAAGCTGAATCTCTTATCGGGCTTGGATCGTCAGGGCTAACAACAACACCAGAAGCGTTATAGCTAACGGTTTGCCCTGTTGTTCTTGGTCTTACGTAAACTCTAGGTGTTTCAACCCCTGCTGGAACTCTCCATGTGCCACCATCATTAAAACCGACTAAAGTGTTTTCAGTATCTCTAACCTCTAAATTTAAAGTCCCACCGCTTGCAATTGTTCCGTATGAAGTAGCGTTAATATTTAAGTTTGCGTCTTGGCATCCCTCAGAAGGTGGGGGAGTTATACCCGTCATAGGTATAGCGCACTTATTGTATTTAAACGCCTGTTTTAATTTTAAATCAACGTAACAACCCGTAACCAAATCGCCCCAATCATCTTCAAAGGTAGTTATTACAGTATTTTTAATTAAGTCTAAATCACTATAGTTTGAGTCTTTAGCCCAAAACGCCAACAAGTCACGGGCACAGCTTATCATATCGCTTTTCGCCTCATCATAATTCGCTGTTAATTGGTCGCTTTCTCTATCCTTTAACGGTGGAACCTGTTGTATAAAATACACTCTAAACGTATACGTGTATTCGTTATCATTTATGGGGTTTGGTAAATCTTCCATCCACATAAGCGGATAGGTAAACCAGTCTTGTTGCGAATGTTTTACAACCTTATAAACTTCACCGTTCCCGAACGACTTTAGCACCATGTGTGCTTCCGCAAATTCCTTGTTTAGTTTTATTATCTGATTGTAACTTAGCATAGTGTTTTATTAACTTCTCGTCAATCTTTTTAAACTTCTTCATTTGTATATAAAAACTTATTGCATTGCGGCGTTTGTCTCTCACCTAGATAAACACTTACACTTGGATAACCTTTTTCTGGTATAACATCGTCCGCTTTATCAGCACGTAAATATAAAGGATAAAGATTGGTATTTGCGCATAAATAATCGCTAACACGCTTTGCGAAAAACTCCGCTTTATCTTTGTATTTATTCTCTATCCTAGAAAGTTCCTTTGTATCAACAGGGTTTGAAAAGTCAGAATTATTTTTAGACGTTGAAACGTTTCTAAAACTGAATAAACTAGGGATTTGAAATTCATACATAAAATAGTATAACAAACAATCCGCAAGATAATCATTAACCAATTTTAAATCGTTACCCGCTATCGTTCCAGCTTCAACCTTGCTTAGTATGTCGTCATACAATTGAGTCCCTAACAAGTTCTGTATGTATTGAATTTGACACTGCCAAATGGTAGGTAATATCTTTTTCATATCAACATTATCATCTATAGGGCTGTTCTCCTTTATGTATTTTTCTGATATTAGTAGTACTCTTGCCATTTATCTACGTGTTACTAGTCTTTGTTGCCAAATATGTCTGCAAAATGGTACGTGTCTATCTGTACCTTCTATTGTTCTCCAACCTCCACGGCTTGTAAAAACATCTAAGCCCATCCCGTTGTTCATTTTCTTTATATCTTCTAAAGTCCAAGACTTAAAACGGCTTTGCAAAACTAATTCCCTGCAAAACGGGCGTGTAGTGTCTTTTATCGCTGGGCCATCTACATCAGATCGTTTAACATACTTGTAAACAACAAAAATCTCATTTTCTTTAGCTTCTTTCTCGCCTTTTTCCGTTGCTAAACCCTCTTCACTTAAAAAACCGTCCTCTGTTAAGTTTTTTATAACCAAATTGTATTGTTCGTCGTTTAGGTTTAGCGTTTTCTTTATCTCTGTAGCTTTTAAGCCCGAAATAATCATTTTTAAGACGTTTATTTCTGTTTTAGTAGCAAATCTATCAATGTACTCTTTTTCTTTAGCAAAAGCGTCCTCAGTACTGAAAATAGGCTCTTCCCTTGAATCTAAAAATACTAAATCACCGTCAGGTGTTCCGCAATTAGTAAACTGTTGTACTAATTTTTCATCTTCAACCTTTTTTATCTTAGCTTTCGCATAGCGTTTCATAGCATCACCGCCCCAAGCGTCATACATTAGACCCCCGCAGCCCTCAGAATAAGGTACGTCCTTGTTTTGTTCGTGTCTACTTAAAAAACTAAACGCTCTTTTTATAGTTTCTAAACTTATCGGCTCACGGTTTGCTAATTGGTTCGCTCTTCTCTTTCCAACATCTGTACCGCAAGAACCCCAGCCGTTATTATCTGCCCATTCTAACGCTCTTTTTGCGTTTGACGTTGCACCCTTTGGATAATCTGTATAGCTTTCAAAATCTTCTTCTTTTGATTGCTTAACATAAGTCGCTTTAGGTTGTGGTTTTTGTGCCGAATACCCTATGCGCTCTCTTCTCTCTTCAATTGTTAGAATCTCTCTAATTTCGTTTTCACTAGGCGCAACCGTGCCTTTTTTCTTTTTAATTACTTCAATATTGCCCGATATTCCGTTGTAATTTAGAATATTAGTGAAATAACTTTCAAAAATCCTTTGCCTAGAATCAACATAGTCGTTTTGCCACTCTTCTATGGCTGTTCGTTTCTCGTCTGCGTTATTGTTAAAACCGTTGTCACCCTTTAAACCTACAATTACAGGATCAACGCCGTGACCTGTATATATTTCGTCTCTAATCGAGTTATTTAGATTTATGTATCTTTCGTCCTGTCCGTTAGGGCTTATTGGTGTTATTTCAACGCCGCTTTCTTTATCTTCGTTAAATGAAACTATATTTTTGCCCGCATTATCTGAGCCGTTATGACTTTGCGATAATGCCTCTGTAACCATTCTTTTTTGACCCTCACTAGGATCACCATTATAGAAGTTAACCAAATACCCAGAACTAAAGCCGTTCTTTACGTTGTTGTATGTGAAATTACTTATTTCGTAATCAGCAGAGATATAAGGTACGCACGCTAAATACTCAGGCAAAGGGTAAACGCCTAAATTTGGGCGGTAATCTTTGTAATAAAATAAGTATCTTTTGTTTTTATCTGGCTTTTCGTCTGCCTTGAACGGGTAAAATATTGTAAAATCTTCGTTTTGTTCCGCTCTTCTACCTTTTGACCAATCACAAGTATAGTAATATACAGGATCTTTTTTTCTTCCCTGCTCGTCGTATTCGGGCTTACTTACCCTAATATTTGAGAAGTCTATGTGATGCGGTGTTACTTTGTCTAATCCTTTATTATAGATCATTTCATTAGCAAAGCCACCTTGTATAATTAAATCTTTTACTGTTCTTTCAAATACTTTGTTTTCTTCTAAAGAAGCAATAAAAGCGTTTACTTTTAATTTTGCTTGTAAATCCAATCCGAAGCCGTCACAATACAAACCTTGACCGTAAATGTAACTACACTTTCGGTTTATGATTGCATTGTTTTTAGGACTTGAATTGTATAAATGCACGTAATAATCTGGCTGTCTGTTATACCAGTCTTTATCAGTGCCATAAATAACCCAATCAATATTGTTTCGCTCCTTAAACTCTGGCGTTTTTTGAACGTCGAATTTAGTTAGCTTTCCGTTGGTTAATAAATAGTTAGATTGGTTCATGGACTGTATAAGTTACGTTAATTTCGTGTTGAATATATTGAGAGGTTTCAAAGTCTGCTAATAACATTATACCTCTTTCTATAATCGCCCCGCTTAAATCAGGGTCTAAATTTGTTGTGCTTTCTTGCTCTCTAATTATGTAATGATAACGCCCAGCATTAAAAAGAACTAAAGAAGAATTTAAACGATCGTCTGTACCTTCTGTTATGTTAAAAATATTAGCCCTTTGACGTTGTGCGCCCTCAATAGATAAATCCTCGCAAATACACGTATTAGATTGCTTTGTTGTGTCGCTTGTAAACTCAAATAAAAAAGTAGGGTTACTTATCGTTGTTTTCTCCGTCAGTGTTAGTACTACGTTTTCGGTTTCTTGTCCCTTTTTTAGTTTTATTTGGCTCATCTTCGAAAATATCTAATCCAATACTTTTATAAAAATCCTCTTTCCCCTCTTCAATAATAAAAGTCCCAAAACCTTTTTTAAAGATCGTTGAACCTATTAATTTTTTAATAATCATAAAGATAATAAATTAAAGGGAGAGTTTAACCCCTCCCCTAAAATTATGCAATAGTAAGTCCAGCTACAACCGTAGGGTCTACAGTGAAAGGGAAATTTTTCTCTCTTGCTGTAAACGCTAAAGTGTAACCGTTCATGTCGTTCATTGATACCCCTGTTTGTGAAACTGGTGCAAGCAATTCTGCCCCGTTAGTTATTCCCGTACAGTGATAAACGTCGTTTTGATCTTGGTAAATAACTACGCAAGGCTTGCCAGTAAGAAGTTTAATTTCTTCGTTTTTAGCTGCTGATAATTTGTGTAAAGTAGTAGTAAATACAGTTTCAATAACTGTAGTTCCTTGAATAGGGTCTTTTGTTCCCGTGCTAACTGCGTTCGCTATTTCTTTGCGTACTGCGTAACGATAAAAATTAGTTGCCGCAACTTGTGTTAGTGCTGTAATCTCTCCTGCTGTTACTGTAAAAGCGTCAATATCGTCTAATTGAGCAATTAAAACAGAATCCTTTTTAACACCTCCTGCGCTGTCGTCGCACTCATCTGCAAAGCCTGTTGTTAAAACACATGCCATATTTTAATATTTTTATAAAGAGGGGAATCGCACCCCTCTAATTATTATCTAATTAAGGTACTAAAGTAAACTCAACTACTTGATCGGTGAAGTAAACTTGGCAACCTCTTGTAAACTCTGCATCAACCAATAGCTTTTTATTTGTTACTGGGTCAATTCTAGTTTCAAAATCCATGTCGTTTTCTCCATCCATTCCGATAACAAAGTTTGACGGGTAAGTGATAAACGCTCTGTCAATACCTCTTAAACCATAAGTAGGTCTGATTTGCATTGTAGTACCGTAGTAAGTTGTCTGTCCGTCGTCTCCGTTGTAGTGGAACAAGTTAGCCGCTTTTAAAGCTGAAATATAAAGCTTATACCAAGCACGTGGGATATACATTACTAAGTCGCTTCTGTCGTCCATTTCTTCGGTAGTACTGTTGTACATTCCTTCTAAAATATCAAGAATGTTAGCCGTAGTAACTCCTGTAGCAACTGTTACGGCTCCCGTATTTCCGTCAACTGGTGAACCTGCATCAATGATTTTAATCCAACCGTCATAACGTTGTAAATTGCCTGATAAACTTGCTGTATCACCTTGCCAGTCCGCAACATCTAAAGCTTGAATTGTTTTCAAGTTCTTTTCATTGAAATAAATCTCAGCAATTTCATTCGGCATTACTTGCTTACCACGCATAGTTCCCTGTTCTAATAGAATTTGCGTCCACTTATTTCTTAAATCATCTAAACATAAATCCTCACGAATTGCAATCTGTGCAACTGTGATTGATCTATCGCTAAACGAAGTTGAACCGTTAGCCGTTCTGCTACACCCAGCACCGTCTTGGAATACAACATTTGTGTCCATGTAGTGTAGGTTACTTGTGCCTTTTAAACCTACTTGTTTAGTTGCACCGTTGGCTGTTAACTCTGGTGATACTTGTAGTTCCCCAACTAACGGGAAATCTCTGTCCTCAATATATGCCGCTAAGGCTGAAACATCAAAACTCATCTTTTTTCTAATTTTTATTTAAAAACATATTTTTTCTCTCTTTCTTTTTAAAAGGGTGAGAAATTTCCTTTACTGGCTCGTTTACAGGTTCCTCCAAAACTTCGTCCATAAACTGTTTAGTTAGGTCTTTTAATCCGCTAAACTCTTTGTTTAATCCTTCTTTGTTTTCGGTGAAGTCTGCTTTTAAAGCTTCGTTTTCTTCTTTTAAGAATTTTACAGTTTTTTCTAAATCTGCAATCTTCTCAAAAATCTTTTCCGATTCAATGCGCTCAATAATCTTTTTAACTTGCGCTTTTTCTTTGCTCTCTTCGTTCATTTCTTCAACCTCTTCTTGGGCTTCTTCCTCTACTTGTGGGGCTCTTACTTCCGCAATTACTCCTTCCTCTTCTACAACTACCACCTCTCCGCTTTCCAATTCGTGTTCGCCAACTGGCGCAGCAACAGGGTTGCCGTCCTCACCATAAACAACAATAGCTGCTTCTGCTTCTAAAGCGGGTTGTGCCTCTACTTTAGTGCCATCAACTAGAACTGCCTCGACAAACTTTTCTTCCTTGGCTTCTTCTGAACCGAAGAACTGCAAAACTTTATCTTTTAACTCTTCTTTTGTCATGTCTATATTAATTAACTTTTTTAGCCTTACTGCGAAGGAATCGGGCTTTTCTAAAAACCTTCCTTCAATAGAGAATCCGTTAAACTCTCCTTTTAATACTTTTTCCCAAATCTCTTCGTTTTCAACTTTCATTGAAATAAACCAAGAACCATCAGCCTCTTGTTTAAATCCTTCTGGTGCTTTTATACCTCTTTCAGAATCAATCATAAATGATTCTATTACATAAACGCCATCCGCAAACCTTCCAGTCTGGTGCATTTCGTTTGTATTGGTAGTTAATCCGTTTTTAAAAAAGTTCTTTACTATCTTTTCGATATTTTCTTTTCTAAAAACAACTTTATAAGCACCTCGTTTCTCGTCGAATCTTGGTATCTCTAGGTCTGCAATCATTGCATAACCTGAGATTATTTTCTTTTTCTTATCCTTAACCTTGAAATTCTGAATCTGCTTGGAAAATGCCACCCAATCGCTTTCAATTGCAGGCTCATCAACCAAAGCAATTTGGAATTCCTTTTGGTTTAAGTCTGGTATGTCTAAAACAAATAAATCCATTCTTTATATAAATAACGTTTGATAAATTAAAGTTGCTACGTTTTTAACCAAATGTCGCCTGCTCAACTATCTCAGCAACGTTTGTTTGTGTGTCTGTTATGTCTTGTTCTAATACTGCCACTTTTATAGGTGGTATATTAATAAGCGTTGATCCTGTATTAAACAAATCAGTGTTTGGTGCGTCTTGTCCTGCGCCTTGCGCATCCGGTAAACTTGGAGCGTTAGAACCTCCGCCGCTTGCACTTATAGAAGGTGAAGGGGTTTTTAAAATGTCGTTAACTTGTTTAAAAGCTGTTGTGACTGCTGCTACTCCACTAGCGATATAACCCGCAATTAAAAAGGGTGCTGCTGGCCCCCCTGCTGCTGCGGCGGCTGTTGCCCCTGCAATTACACTACCTATAGACCTCGCTGTATCTATAACAACTTGGGCGGCTGCAAAGGTCTTTTGCATCTTCTCGTTATTCTTTAGCCTTTTTAATTCATCTTTGGTTAATTTCTCCCCTGCTTGTTTTTTTGCGTTTATTCTTGCTATGTCACGTTGAAAAGCTAAATCGTTTATTGCACTTACAGTTTTCAAAACGTCCTCTGCTCCTGATATTAATAATTGCGCTTCTTCTTCTGTTTGCGCCATTTTATCAAGCTTGTTTTGCTTTTCCTGCTCGTCTCTCTCTGCTTGTGCTTCCGCTTCTTTCTGTGCAAACTCTTGACGTATTCTAAATAACTCTTCTTCCCTAGCTTGTTCAAGTATGGTAATATCTTCATTGTATTGCCTAGCTTGTTCAATTAGGTTAAAATACTTATCTCTAACGGCGTTTTCTTCTCTTTCTTGATCTGTTAACAACGAATCAAAATACTCGTTTTCTAACGCTTCTATTTGTTCGATAAGCTTTGCGTGTGCCTTTGCTTCTTCGTCAATTCGTTTAAGTTGTGCCTGTAGTGCTTTTTCTTGTTCTTTCTCTTCTTCTTGTCGGGCTTTGTCGCTTATCCTTCTTTGCTCTTCTGATCTTTTACGCTTTAATGCTATGATGTCTGTTTCAGCTTGAAATATAGCGTCTTTTAGTGTTTGCTGTTGGTCTAGTGCTTTTTGTTGTAAAGCATCCAAATCAGTACCTTGCGCTTTCATTGAAGCTTTAAACGTTTCTAAATCTTGACCCCTTAAAGCTGCTAAGTTTGTGTAGTAGTCAATGTAGCTTTGTATCTTATCATTGTTCGCTTGTAGTACTGCTTTTTTCTCCGCAAGAATATCTTCTAACATTTCCAAACGAACCTTAAAAGAACTTTTACCCTCTGCCTCTAGTCGTTTAATTTCTAAATCAAAAGCGGTCAACCTTTGTTTGTGTGCTGCTGCTTCTTTCTTTCTTACCTCTTCAATCTCCTTTAGCCTTTTGCTTGTTTGTTGGCTTAGTTCTTTTGACCAATGGCGGCGACTATCTGCGGCTTTCTCTTCTTCCGTTCTTAAATCACCCGTCAAAGTTTTAAGAAGCCCAAACGGATCAATAAGCCTTAAAAGCATTTTTCCAAACTCTTTGGCTGCTGCGCTTACTGCATCAAAGTTTTTAACTAGGGCAATTATACCCGTAATTAAACCTGCTATAGCTGTAGCGATTAATATAGCTGGGTTTGAGTTTAGAATTAAGTTGAATGTTTTAGTTACTGTCGCTGCTGTTTTAGTTACCGCAATCATAGCAATTTCAGCTGCTCGTTTTGCTTTACTTAAAACAATGTCTTTAGTCTTTATTAAGATGCTTTCTTTATCTAAAGAGTTTAGCAACTTTCTTGCACTTGCTACCCCTTCAATCGCACCTTTGAAAGCCATTGATACACCTATTGCCTTTTCAATGTTAGCGGCTATCTGTTCAAGTGTTTCAGACTCTCCACCAAGCAATATGAATGCGCTTGTTACGTCACCAACTGCACCCGCTACACTTCCAAGTTCTGTGGCTTGCTGCTCTACGTCTAAGGCTTCAAAGCCTAGTTCTAAGTTTTTAACTTCTTTATCTACTAAAACTAATTCTTTGCGTAAATCTTCATAGGCTTGTGTTCCTAGTTCTGCGTTTTCTAGTTCTTCGTTTAAATCTGCAACCTGCTTCCTTAAACCGCCTAAAGTCCTTGGAGAATTACCAGCGTCTAGTTTTATATTTAATGCTACATCTTCTGCCATTTCTTATATTTTATGGTACGTCGTTTACTATTTGTTGTTGATTTCCGTTTGTTATGGTAGCGTCTAAACCTCCATTTGTTGCGGCTAATGTTGGGAATGTGTCACCGTCTCCAAATCTCCACCAATAATCGGGAGGGCTTGCTAATGTATTAAAATCAAAAGGTGAACCACTTCCATAAATTGCACTAGCATTTGCGTTTTCGTTGCTTGCCCAAATTGCAGGTTCGTCAAATGTTGAACCCCTAGAGTATTGACCAGAATTTAAAAGCCTACTAAATCTAAAAAAGTCTGGAACTATTTCTCCACTAAAACCGTAATTTGAATGTGTGTTTGTTGTGGTTTGCAATACTCCGTTTTTGTATATCTTAAATCTTGAAAAACTTGTCGATAAACCGCCGCTTCCGTTCTCTGTTGTTCCACCATCATAAACAAACAACCAATGCGCCCAAGTTCCTGCTGTTGTACTTCCTACAGGTGTCTGTAACTCTAAATTATTAAAGTTAGTTCCGTAAAAAATTGACATTCTTTGTCGTGCTGAGTTATTACCCTTATATCTTATGTGCACCCTTCCTTCGTTGTTCTGGTCATTGCCTCCAAAGCATAAAATAGTTTGGTTTTGGTTGTTGTTGTTTATAGGCTTAAACCATAGGCTAAAACTCCAAGCTGTTGCAGAGTTCTGGTTTAATCTGTAAAAAGGATTTGAAGTGTTTGCCGTTAAATCTGCAAATTGTGTGTTGTTAAATAATACGCTTTTTGTATTACTGAAAGGAGGCGTTGAGACTATTAAAGTTATCGTTTGTGAATCCCTACCCTTCATGTTTATAGCGGCTACAGGTATTGAGTAAGTACCGGAAGCTAAATTTGTACCGTCAATTAAAAAACGTCTATTTCCACGATTAGGCACTAAATCCGGAACCGTTGACAAATCCCATTCTATCTCTGTTGGGTCGTTGTCTGCTATAAGCTCATAGTTTAAGCTATCACCCTGCGTATGATATACTGTCAGACTAGAAGTTATGACAGGGGCAAGAAAACCGCCAGTATTCGTAAACATTGCGTTAAGATTGTTAGTCGTTGTTTGACCATCTGTACCCCATTGGTTTCCAGTGTCATTTACAAACTCTGAATATAAAATATCGGTAAACAATTCTATATTCCTTGAAATATCTAAAATACTCAGCGTTGAGTCTGTCGGGTTGTCTTGAAACGCTTGTAAGTTATTTAAAAACTGCGCC